TTTGTTGAACCACCTAAAACACCAGCTACTCCCATTTCGGAATCTGATGGATCATTAAATGATTCTCTAAATCGTTTAAAATCGACTTGCTCTCTATATGTCACATCGCCAAGACCAGACATAGGGTATACTGTTCCCTGTTGGCGAGTATCAAATTCTTGGCTGATTCCCGAAACATTCCTCATTCTCTGACTGACTGTAGGAGAATCAACCAATCCTTTTTTCTTTATTTTTTCTTTGTCTTTGCTGAAGTTGCTCTCTTTCGGGGCGGGGTAGGCTTGGACTGTGGGGCCGGAGTCTTCGGTGTAGGTTCTGAAGGTGTAACCTCCACGCTTGGCGTTTCTATCCCACTTGATATTGTCGGCGTTGGAGTCTCCTGCACGATTGTCTGGGGTAATGTCACTTGGACCGTCTGCACTGGGGCCTGTTCCGGCTGATATTTTTGGATGTCCAGTGGATGCTTGTCCTGTACCGGTGCGCTTGGTTTTGTAATTTTCAACAAATCTAAAATTCTTTTTAACATTTTCATCTTCCTTAAAAACAGAGTCAGTTATATTATATTTACCGTGATTTTCCAACCAAGAGAACGCAATTTCATTAAATTTTTTATTCTCAATAAATGTATTTATTTTTTCGTAAGTGTCAGAAATATCTTCTTCAATTTCATCTAATGTAGTACTGTTATTGAACTCCATAAAATTCTGGAAGTTTTGGATGTATGCTTGCTTACTTGTCTGTGCAAGTTTCCACTTATCGTATCTAATTGATTCAGCAAGTGTTTTTGTTAATCTTTCATTTCTCTCTTTACTGGCTTCGTTGGTTGTGTCAACAAATACCATAGTGGTACTGTAACCTAATTCTTCCAGTTCTTCTTTGATGGTAAGTATTCTAGAGTGGTCATCTGCCGGTCCATTAATAATCAATGGTCCACGATTACGGATTGCTTCTCTGCGGTGGTCATTTGTCTTTTCAGATAACTTTTGTTTATCCATTAGATATTCGAAAGCCTGTACCGAATTCAATTCTACAGCCTTAGCTTCTGGAATTGCTTCACGAATGATAATGTCTTTACCAGAACCAGGACCACCCGTCACGAATATGGCTCTGAACAGGCCACGATTGTAATTCTCATTTATACCCATACCTTTACGAACATCACGGAACAATTCTTTTGCATGTTTCTCTGGTACATGTGATGGAACACCTTGTTTAAAGGAGTTGAAGTCACCACCCCTTGCATGTTCACGCATCTTAGAGGCTGACATACCTTCTGCACCTTCGGCATCAGGATCACGTTGGCCAGCAGATTTAACTTCAATCTTTTTAAAGTTGAATAGTTTACCTGGTCCTTCACCGTTGTACTGATGTAGTTTTTGTTCATATTCAGAGGTTCTATCTGAACCTGCAACCATTACCAAGTGGTCATGGCCAGCTGCATGTAGTGCTGCAGCGTGTTGCAAGAAAGTTGGTTTCTCTTTACTGGATGAAGTTATATTTGCACCAGGAAAGAATCTCTTTGCGTGTTTGATTTTGCTTGTGGTGTCTAGTGGGTTCTTCTTTGCGTCCATAGAATGTGAAACAATAATATGGTGCGGTGCTTTATAGTCTTTTGCTATCTGTTGTACTTTATCAACCAACTTCTCATGTCCAATAGTTGGTGGATTCATACGACCAAATGCCATCACCACAGGCGTATGTGTCTGTGCATCTTCTTGTAACTTTTCTAAAAACTTTTTCATATGTTTCTGATCCCAGCAAAATTTCTCTTAGAGAATTCCGCACGATTAACAAATTTATCCGATTCTTTGTCGTGATGGAAAACATATCCTTCAGGATTCGCAGATTCGCCGCCGTGTGTATGTTGAAATTCTTGGTGTTGATTCATAACACCAATGAGTGTATCTTTGGCCTTCTGTATGTGGCCGTGCATCTTAAATACATTGTTATAGTGTTTTTTATTTTTTTCAATTTTACCGAGTTCAGCTTTAAGATCAGCTTGTTTGGCTGTACGATTCTTTTCAACTTTAAGTTTATCAATTTTTTTATTAGTATCAGTTTCTAACCAATTCTTAAAGTTTTGATGATTAGGTTCTTCACTTGTTCTAACTGTATGATTCATATAGGTTTCCAATGGACCACCAACTCCATGATGTGCTTTTGTGCCAGCATACATGTCATCACCATGAGTGTCATGTACTGATTGAGCCATTGCAATATGTTTGTTGAATTTCTTCTGTTCTTCTGGACTGAAATGAACTTTTGCTGTGTCCATTCTTGGATCGACTGAGAATACATCTGGATGTTTCTTAAAGTTTTCGTGGTCAACTTCATGTGATGCATTTAGATTGCCTGCATCTTTACCTTGATATGACAAGTGTGTCACAACACCAATTTTTGCTTTCTTAACATCGGCTGCATGTTGTCCGTGGGCAGTATAAGTTAGACCAGACGGATTTGGATGGAAAGAATGGCCACCATTTTTCTCTTGTTGTTTGTCACCTTTGTCGGTACCAAACATCATATCACCTTGATAAACACCTTGTTTAGGTGTGGTCTTGGACAAATGTGTCAGTGCATCTTTTAACTTGGCCGCCAAACCAGGTGCGTGTCCGTGGTTCTTATCAATATCTTTTGGTGTATAGTTAATCTTTGGTGTCTTGTTGAATGCTGACTTGGATGCAACAAAGAATTTACCAGTGGTTGGGTGATGACCGTAAACAAGTGCAGGTGAACCATCATATTTTGTGGTAAGTTCGGAAGACTTCTTACCTGCCTTGATGTGTTCAGCTGCAGCAGTTAATGACTTAATAGCGTGTGCTGTGCCTTTTTCACCTGTTTGTAAGGGACGGTCTTCCACATGCGTCAGGTGTTTAATCTGACGGCTGGCGCCCTCCTCGGGATCCTCTTGTTCGGTTAAAAAGCTCTTGAAAGATAACATTGTTTACCTATAGAAATGCAACACACTTTGGTTGCCCGTAAGGTTATTTATACAACTTTTTAGTTTGTATTAAGGTTTTTTGAAATATTCGATTTGATACATACTGACAAAAATCAGTCGAGCATGTAGTCACCGTTTCTGGCAACAATCATTCCGACATTCATCATGTCGAATTCAAGTAATTTATCTTTCGGAATGTTAAGAAAGTGACAATGTTCCGTGTCTAAACCATTGTTTAATAACTGAAAATTGTTTTGTATTATCTGTTCATACTCATCCACTAACGATAGACACCAAGAATATGATCTTGTTTCCAATATGTGAGTTGAACCGAACCGACTTTGGATTTCGGGAGGCATCCAGCTGGCTAATCGTTTCTTGAATATGAATTTACCATAGGTATTGTCATAGTCTCTGATATTGAAATTGTCTTGCAATTTTGCACGACCACCCAACTTGAACATACGACCTTGCATTGTCTTGAAGTCATATTTACTTTTCAAAAAACCAATACTTCTCAGTAATAGATTATTTTCACCGAAACTTTTTAATTGTTCGTGTGTATTGAATTGCTGTACTTGTGGATCACCACTCAAGTCTAAGACCAAATCAACTTTGGACTTTATAACATCCAACTTATATTGTTCAATAGGTATTGGTGAACTATCGGTGAATAGAATAAAAGAATCTTCTGTCTTATCACGAATACTTTCAAATGTCTCAAGTGTTTGTTTATATCTGTCTTCCATGCTGATGACACCAAATTTTGGTTGCATACATGATGTGACTAAGAATATATTTTTCATTTTTGTACAACTCCCTCATAGCAATATCTTGGCCATGTATTCTGAACCAATGTTCCGTGCGGCGGCATAATAGGATGGCTTACAATATTAAAAAAGTCATCATTGTGTTTCGTACCTATCCACATTTCTGGTTTATTTCTGTTTGAATCGAATGTGTTTAGTGGTGTCTCAGACCTAAACTTATCCCACCAATCATTCTCTTTAATGTCTGGAAGTTTATTGATGTATTCAGATTTTGACCACCAGAAACCACCGGAATAGTGTGGAACAGGCCAGGTTCCAAAGTTGACACCAGATGCAGAATGCTCCGACAACTTATCTGTACAAAGTTTCCAATTCTCAATGCAACCCCATTGTAAAAACTTTCTCCAGAAATAATAATTCACATAAGGCAAATAGATTTTCTGTTCTCTCATTCTCCAGGGAACAGTAATACCTTTGGCATGGAAATATAGAAAGTGTGCATCTTCCTTCTTTGCATGATCTTGCAGGTGTTTCAGTGTCCATGTTTCATCATACAAGTTTTTATTTTTGTAGTCGATTGTCGAAACATGTTCAAGTGAAAGGTTTTCTTGATTGCCATCATCCAAGACAAGTGTTTCTAAGATTTGAATCTTGGGAAAGGTGTTACATATTCCAGTAAACAATTCCAACTCACTCTTTTTGCCAATGCAAATGACAAACATCTTTTCCATTGCAGTGTAGAGGCCAGAATCAATAATGGAAACAACTTGTTCCAGAAAATGATTATACCAACATCCAGTTTCTTCCGTCAGATAGATGTGGTAATACAAGTATTTTTTCATGCCAATTTAAACTTCTTCAAAGTGTCTTGTCTGTCCATGAAATTGGATTGACGGTTGTAATGTTGTTTAAGTATAGATGGATACTTATTGTACAGATAGTCATTCATTTCATCCATGGCTCTCTGTTTGTCGTAGTAACTATCACGGAATGGTTGATGAATCATACCAGAATGTACCACATGAGCTGGACATTGAAACAAATCATAGAATGTCTTATCAATACCCCATGCAATTTCTAAGTCCCAATGACCAATAAACTCCATCAAGAATCTGAATTTTTCTTCGGTAAAGAAGCAAGAACCCATTTCAATGAAGTTTGTCTCCGAGAAATCACAAGATGGATCATTGAATAGTGGTCTATAAATCAAACTGGAATCGTGTGGCATAGAAAGTTGCCAGTACTGAAAGTTAAACTTCTCAGCCAACTCCAAACCTTTATTGAAGTCTTGATAACCAGTAATCAGGTCATCATCGACACAACCAATGTATTTGTACTTACCAAGAGGAATGTCTTTTGCAACAGCCTGCATGATTTGCCACTTATGTCCTTTGTGTCTGATTAGGTGGTCATAAGAACCTGGTTCAGGATCAAAATCATTGTAGACTACAAGTAGAGTTTCATATTTTCTGTCGTTGTTTGTCCAACGCCAGTGGTCTTCTTTTTTCCAACGAGGGTCATGGGGCATTTCCATGCCAACTGGACATATAATTAAATTACTCATAGTTCAATCTCAAACTGGGGAAAATACCGAACAAATCTATCATCTTTGCCTGGCCTTACAATTTTGGTTCTAGCCTTAATCTCTTTAAAGAAATTCCATGCAAGAGGAATGAAACAAATTTTATCTACATTCTCGAAATTCGATTTTAAATAATCGGTTCCATAGATTGGAACAGAATTACCTGGTGTAAACATACCTTGTTTCAATGGGTTATCATCAATGATGAAATCTGGAGCTTCTTGTGCAAAATTCATCAGTGTGTTACCTTTGGCTGGTGCACCATAGCCAACAACAGGTACACCTGTACTTCTCATTTCTCTAATGATTTCAGCAAACTGTTTTACATTATTCAAACAATTCTGTGCATAGGCCCCATAAGTTTTTTCATTGTACAGACCCTTTTGTGTTTCAATATCAATTAGGTTCTGTATTGTACGTGGTGCTTTTGCAAATTTTGAAATGATGAAGATGTAACTCATACCATGAACAGGTGATTTAACAACATCAATCAAATTCAAACCAGCCCGTTTACATAGCGCATCAATAGATTTCACATTGTAAAATGATAGATGTTCATGGTAAATTGTATCAAACTCACCATTCAAAATCATGTCACATTGGGAGGTCGTTGCAAACAATAAGCTGTCTTTGTGCATAACACTTCTAATGTTTTCAAGCAATTCAAGTTGATTGAAGTTGTGTGCAAATGCATTTTGACAGGTAATCACATCAAAGTTTTCATGTCCGAATTCTTTACCTGTGAAATAACCACAAACAACTTTATGTCTTTGTGAGGAAGTTGGAAACAAATTTTCTGCTGGGTCAACACCATAAGTTGTTGCACCTTTATCCTGAAAGTAGTTTAGTTGACTACCATCATTACAACCAATATCAAGTACATTAGTTGGCTTATCACCATACTTTTCGGCAGCAAAATCGGCAAACCAATCAAAGTAATCTAGTTGTGTTTTTGTTGTACCAGAAACATACAGATAATCTTTGAACATCAAGTCCGGATTAACTCTGTGTGTTAATTGTACATGTAAACAATGCTTGCAATGATTGATTGCAAGTGGAAAATATTGTTCATCATCATTGGCATTCTTCTTGTATGAATTGGCCAAAGGCTGAGCACCCAAGTCTAATACGGGCACCAAATCTGTACTGCCACAAGCAATACACTCATTAATCACTTCATAATCTGTATTCATAGTTCCAACCACCTTGTATTCTGCAAGTACCAATCACTCACTTGTTTAATTCTTTCACTAAATGCAATCGTTGGTTCCCAGCCAAGACTACGCATCAAACTGCCATCTAGAGCATAACGCAAGTCGTGTCCTGGCCTTGAATTATGGAAATCAATCATTTCGTAATTCAAATCTTTACCTTGTGCTTGTGCAACAAGTTTTGCAAGTGTTAAATTGTCAACTTCTTCTTTGCCAACAATGTTAAATTTAGCACATTTTGCATCACCATAATCAGTTGGAGAAGCAGGTTTCTTTGTAATCAAAAACATTAATGCTTCTGCAACATCGGCTGCATGAATATAGAAACGACTTCCTGCTTCTGTACGAGCCGCATTTGAGTGAATGAAAATCTTTTCACCTTTACGAACACGGTCAATACACAATGGAATAAACTTCTCTGGCGTTTGGCGCTCACCAAATACATTCATTGTGTGTGTAATCATCATAGGCATCTTGTATGTGTTTTCATATGCAACACAGAATTCTTCTGCGGCTGCTTTAGATGCGGAGTATGGATTAGTTGAATTGTATCTTGCACGCTCTGTATATGCAACACCAGGTGGTGCTGAACCAAAGATTTCATCTGTGCTGAAATACAAGAATGTTTCCAGACTATCCAGTCTACGAGCAAATTCTAATAGATGTGCAGTGCCAATGGTGTTGTCTTGGATAAACTCCATCGGATGTGTGATAGAACGGTCAACATGGGATGAGGCCGCAAGATGTAGAATAGTGTCGATCTTTCCATTCTTGTGAATGAAATTGCCGACCAAAGGATTAATCTCTGCCTTTAGGTCATGGAAAACAATATTAACACGCTTCTTTGTTTGTGCATCATATTTCTCCATAACTTCATTCAAACGATTTAGATTGCCGGAATAATCCAATCGGTCAAGTGTAGTAATATTCCAATCAGTCTTTTGAAGGAACAAATCAATAACATGATGTGCAATAAATCCACAACCACCAGTAATTAAAACATTTTTAGTCATAATAAAATCTCCAATAATTATTTTATCCAATACCAAACATCTTTTTCAGTTAAAAGAATATCTTTTTTAACCGTAGATGCAAATTCTTTGGCTGCACGATTGACACCTTCGATTGCGGCAAAATCGTGACCAGCAAAGATACCACCAAATTTCAACTTCGAATAATAATTCACACAATCTTTTTTCAATTGTTCGTATGTATGTAGGCCATCAATAAAGATGATATCAAAGGTGTTATCTTCAAACAATTCAACTGCATCATCAGAGGTTCTACGAACCAATGTAAATCGGTTTGAATAACCAGCCATTCGTCTGACTACACCTTGATACATTTCTTCTCTGCCTGATAGGTGATTGCCATTCCAATCAACATATGTTGTGTATGGGTCAACAGATGTTAGGTTCAATGTTGGATTTGAATCAAGTAGAAAATTACTTGTATCACCAATGTCACAACCTATTTCTAAACCGACAGGATTAACCATGTCTTTAATCATGGCACCAAGGCCATAACCAGAACACATTTGGTATCCAGTGAACGCTTGTGTCTCTGTGTTGAATTTAATAATATCACTCATTATGCAGTCCTATATGTAAAAAATTGATTGGGGTCTTCTTGGTTAAACATGTTTCTGACCAAACTTTGCCAAGTTGGAACACGGTCATATTGGTGTACAATACAATGTGGTTCATGGGCTGATGTTGTAATTACTTTTTTATCGTAATCAAATAGTGGTTCAAGTTCGGTTAGATTTGGTCGAAATCGTTCAATTTTGGTTGGATCACCGGTGGTGCCAAGTTGTACTGCCCAGCCATCTTGGTGGTCAGTGAACAACACATTATCCTTGTAAGGTTGTGTGTTGATTAGTACATTATAGACCGCCTGGTCAACGATAGGAATTGGCCTGTTGAGTGAGTTCGTGAAGATGTTGAAACACATATCTCTGACATAGTTGGATCTACCACCAAAGGTTCCTACATTATAGATGATGTTATTTTTGAATCTTTCGTAAATTTCTGGACCGTATGTCTGCATCAAATTTTCATCACCCCAAGATTCATCCTTGTAACGCAAGGATTCAGAACCAGCAACTAGTTCTTTTCTACCTCTGTTTTCTTGAATCCATTTACATGGGTCTCTTTGAAAGTACACATCTTTAACATCTGTGGTCACAACAATATCATATTCTTTCCAGTTTTGGTAAAGAAAATCATAGATTGACCAGAACCTTGCAACATGAATTGGCGCATTAATTCTAGGCATGTCATGTAACCGAAAGCCTTGTTTGAGTAATTCGTTTTTGGTTTCTTGTGATGCGTTACCAACAACCATTACTTTGTCACCAACGAATCCACAAGAATCAATAGATTCGACCCATGGTTTTAATTGATTGTAGTTATAACCTGTAAATGCACCGATTATTAAGTTTTTTGCCATGGGAAAACTCCATTATATTTTTCATTCATTACTTTATTACCATTGTGAAAGAAATCTGCGTTGACGGAACCTTGATTGCCGTCAACTCTATAGTTGACTGTGTATTTTTTGGTGCAATCAAACTTAGGAAAATATTGAGATAATACTTGCAACCAAACTCTATCTTGACCCCAACCGCCATGCCATACATGTGCTAATTTTATCGCAATTTCAGTCTTAATGCAATAGCAATTTGTATCTATATGATTAATTCCATGATAAGATTGCCATTTGCCTAGTGATTCACAGTCATCATTTGTCACATAATTGCCATCTTTGTCGCATATTTTCCTAAGTGAATATGACCAATCCAAATCATTTTCTTCAATTGTTCGGATGCAATTCTCAACATGGTCTGTATCGAACCAACAGTCTTGGTCCAAATACAAAACATATTTGGTGTCAATTAGGTGTGTGAAAGCGGCATATGCTCGGTGCCCATAAAAGCCATTGGCACCGACATTGATTGGTAAATAACATCTTTCTAGATTTTTTCGGCTTAAAAAATCGTCTGTTATTATCCTGGTCTTTGAATGGTATTGAACACCATCAGCAACGACATAACATTTTGTATCATAAGTTTGTTCAAGTACGCTTTGTACAGCGCTTCTCAACTCTGGAACACCAGTAGTTGGCAAAATCACAGTTGCAGACATAAATCATCCTCTAGTCAGTTTCAATATCTTCTCTATTTGTTTCTCAATTGCAGGTTTACGGTTTGGCCAATAGATGTATTCCTTATCACCTGTACTATGTAGTTTCTTTAGGAAAGGGATAATCATCTTCTCTAGTTCAGCCATGCGTTGTTCAGTTTCAGATAAAGTATTTTTAACTGTCTCTACAGTCTTAACACTCTCTTTGATGGCTGAGTTATATTCTTGTTCAGATACGGCAGAGAATCCGAAATCATCTTCGGAATCTTCGTAACTCTTTAAAATTTTATCGAAATCGGTTAGTGGCATTTTATGTGAAACAACTTAGGTTTAATTGATCTTTAATTATATTAACAGAAGTACCGTTTACTGGAGCAATATTAAACGGTGATTTTTTACTTGACGGAATGGAGAATTGCATTTCAAAAGTAAATTGGTAATTGTCACTTCCTTTATATTGAACTCTAGCACGATATGTGGCCTTAGCTGATGAACCAAAAGTTGGAACATCTTTTAATTTTAATGGATTCTTTGTACCCATCAAATAAAATCCATGAGTTCCTACATTGACATAATATGTATCTTTTTTATTGTAGTACTGTTCAATTTTTGTTGCTGGAATTTCTCCACGAATGTCTTGAAAAGTATCTCTGTCTCTTTCATATTGTTGTTTCTTTGTCAATTTTCCAGCAGTTGCTTTCCACAAATCATCTTTATCTCTTTTGAATGGAATTTCTTTCCATTGTTTTTTAATCGTATCAAATAAACCAACTTCTTCGGCCAAATTTTTAATGAAGTATTTTTCTGCGTCATCTTCACTAACATCACCAAATTTCCAAGGATTTCTTTTATCCTTTGCATCATATTTTAAAACCAAAGAACCTGCTGATGCAGCTGTTATTTTAAGTTCGCATCCAGCTTTAACTTTCTTGTGTTCCAACATTAAATCTGGTTGGTCGTGTCCAGCACCAGCAGGAACAAAAGATTTAGGTACCAAACCCATAGGCTTTAATACCTTAGCTGCATTAATCTCATACTGAAAACCTTGTTGTGCGGCCATGTGTACCTCAAATAAAAGTATTTATCTGATAATATCAATAGGCTTTCCAGAAGTCCAGACCTCCAATTCAGTTCTCAATCTATTCTCATTCTTCAATGTATCAAAACGGTTTGATGCCTTGTTCTTCCACCATGCAATCAAGTTTACCAGACTATGTTTCTCATAGTTTTCACCAGGAATAAGCATATCAGTCTTACAGTTAACATAATCGACCATGTTTTTGTAACCATAGTCACTGATATAATATCTCTTTTGTTCTGTCAACTTTTTTGCATTGACAATCGTTTCCATGAATGCTGCCGCTTCAGGTTGGCCTTTAAGTGCAGATTTAGTTAAAGCTATAATCCTCATGGTAGTCTTTAACTTCTTACTCGACACATCTTCATCAACAATATCACCAATCTTATCTTCCACAAAGTTTCGTAAATCTTCATAAGGTTTACCGTGCATCATAGGAATGAAATCACTATCGGTCAGACCTTTATAACGAATGTAAGGTTTCATGCCATCATATTGTGATACAGTCTTGGAACTTCCGTACAAACTGGTAGTCTCAAACAGACATAGATTCATACCATACTTTTTGTTCACAATCTCACGGACTTCATGTGAGGTACATATACCTGCAAGTAACTTTCCACCAAGGTAATTGAAACCGAAAGGTTGCGCTGGTACAATCACAAAACCCATCATTGCAGACCCATTGAATCGTTTGGACCATTCCGGTTTCTGTGTAAACACTTGTCCAAGCATTTCATTGCGTGGTTTCATGTTGATTACGGGTGAACCTAAACGGATGAATCCAACGAACTTTCCCGTGTTCTTCTCCTTGACAGCCAATCTTATTTGACGGCCAACTGGTGAAATATTGATATGCGAACTGGTAATATTGAGTAATGTTTCCCAGGTCTCTTGTGGTATTTCAAGTACTTCAAAGTCCATAT